GGCTTTAAAAATTGCGACAATGTCTGATTTTGGAATTAATCTTGATGCCATTTGCGACAATGTAAAAAAAGGCCAAACAGAATCAAGAACTGGTTCTCAATTATCAAATCGGAGTTCACGAAGAATGGATTTTGTTGATGATGAAGAGTTAAGTACTTACTTTAACTCAAAAGCCTCTGTGACACAATCAGACTCATGTTCGAATGATTTAGAAATTAAACATTCTATTATAACAGAGGCAGTAGTATGCGATGAATCTGCGCATGTGTCGGCAGATGCTATCCAGGAGAAAGATGAAACTGTTCCGCAAATGGACCATCGTATTATGAAGTGGATGTTGGATTCTCACGATGGAGTTAGTTTGAATGGAGGAATAAATTTTACAAAGGCAAAAAGTAAGTTGAAAGAAACAGAAAATGAGATTACTGAAATGAAATCAAAGACAAATTTATTAGTTAACGCTTCAGTAGGTATTAATTCAAACGTAGGAGCATTTAATCCAATTAATCAAACAATAAAAACAGAAGCAGTATCGGATATGTTCGAAGATGAAGATATTGAGGGATGCATCTGTAAAAATTGTCCATATAGAGAAAAGTACCGAAAACTCCGAAGTAAAATGAAAAACGTATTAATTGATATGATCAATGAAATGTAGTCGAGTACTTGCCCGTACTGCATCAGGTGACTGAAATCAGCATTGAGGGGATCCCCAACCCGATCTGTGGCT